TTTGCCAAGCCGCGTTTGAAGGTGGGCGGTTGCAGGCAGCCGGTTACGCATTACTCGATTGTGGAAAACGGGGTGGAAGTATGACCCGCGACGAAAAGATACGGGAAGCATACCTGCTGGTGTCCGCCTATATGCGGGCGGAAGACGTTACCAAGGCGCGTGAGGCTTTGGAACGGTGGGCTGAGGTTGTGAAAGGGGTTGAGGATGTCAATTATCCGAGCAAAACGTGAACACAATTACACGGTCATAAGCAACAAAGTTTATGACAAAAATCAGCTGAGTTGGCAGGCAATGGGAATGCTTGGTTATCTGCTTACAAAGCCTGATGACTGGTTAGTAATTGTCTCCGAGCTGGTCAATGTTACGAAAGAAACGGCAAAACCGACAGGCAAGGAGGGCGTTTACAACATACTCAAGGAATTGCGCGATAAAGGCTTCATTGTAGTTCAAAAAAACAGTGATGGTTCAACCAATTATACAGTTTATGACGAGCCGCTA